GATACCAACCACTGCTAGTTGGAGTAAATCTACCATTGCTTGCATTATACCAAGAATTATCATTTGTAGAAATTTGACTAAAGTTAAACTTAACATAAGTCTCTTGAGAGCTTATTGTAATATTAGAGGGCGTATAACCTACAAATACAGGGTTCCAAGTGGTGTTTTTTAAATTTAAAGGAGTTAAAGCTACATTATTTAATGCACCTGCTAAAGCTTCAGCATTTGTTGCAAATCTTGAAGTGCCTCGTGTAGTATTAGTTGCTTGTAATAAATATTGCAAATCACTAATATTACACAAAGACAACCATTTTGTTGTGTCGGTTAAAGCATTGCCTTTATTAAGATTTACTTTTGATTGATATAAAGCCTCGCCGTCTACTGATTTTGCTAAAGCAAAAGCAGGATATTCTATGTCAGCATTGTATTCTTGAATACCATTTTGTTGTATATGTGCTAATAAACCAAAGACAGAGTAAAATAAACCATTTAACTCACCTGCAATGGGTAATTTAGCATTTCCGCCAGCATCAACATTATTAGCATATAAACCATCAATTACATTTTCTAGTAAAGTGGTTATGTTTGTTGAGGTTACTGGTGTGCCTTCTTTTACTGTGGAGCCAAGTTGTCTAATGCCAGCTAGTGTATCATTACTTCCAAAATTAATTGGTGAAGCGTTAGAAGGAATTTTAGCCATATATACAATATATATTACATCCCAACGCAAGTAAATTGTAAATGATTTTTTTTAAATGTCAAGAAATAATTTGTGTATTTAGCAAAATATTTCCATCCACAGGTTGTAATTGAAATCCCTTGCAATACTCTGTTGCATCTTGAGGTTCTAAAGTAAAAGCTAGCAAAGGCAAATCTTGTGTAATAACAAAGTTTAAATGCACCCCAGCTGGCTTTGGAAAGACCCCCTTTCTTTTTGCTATATTTGCATTTTTATTGTTTTGACTTGTAATCCAGTATTGCATAGTCATGCCCCCACCGCTTGTCATTTGAACTTCATTGCCAAAGTATTGATACAAGGCATCGTCTATCGCCCCCATAGAGCAATCTGTGTTGTTGTAAATAATCTTGAGTTTAATTAAAAATCTAAACTCATCATCGTTTAAAATATTACTATCACTTGCAAAACTTGTGTCATTTACAATAGTTCCGTCTGTAATATCAAGTTGAAAACTTTTTTCACTTGTTGTTTGGTCTTGAGGTTCTAAACTAAATGCAAAATACACACCTTGCTTTAACTCTGCTCCAAAGTAATTTCTATCAACCCCAACGACCCTACCAATGTAATCTAATTGCTGACCTATTGCCGTATCAATAAAAAAAGCATCTTGTATATCTTGTAAGATATTATCATTGTAATATATATCGGCTATTAAGTCAACCATAGCCTCCGCCTTTGGCTGTCCTTTGTATTGATATATCAATAAATCTTTGTAATGCGACTTAATATCTTCCATTTTTACAAAATAGTAATAGTAATATTGTCCTCATCTAAAATAAATTTACTCTTTGGATTGTCGGGATTTAAACTATCAAACCAAGTTGAGTTATTTTTAGAAATTTGTAAAGCAAGGGGCACGCCACCGCCACCGCTATTATTGATTGCATTAAAAGCCGTTAAAGTTAAAGTTGCAGTCTCGGCACTTTGAAAAATATTGTAAGAAATATTATCTACAATGTATTTTTTAATTAAAGCAAGATTAAAGTTTTGCCCGCTAAGTATAGCTTTAATGTCAAACCTAACATACAAATTTTGACTTGTTGGTCGGTCAAAATTAATTATTTTACTTCTACGATTTTCTAATGGTATTACAACCGATACATCGCCTTGAGTGCCTGTGCCGGGTGTAAGTTTATATCTAATAGCATTTGCAATATCTAAATCTGCACCGCCTTCTACTATAGCCCAAATAGAGTGAGGGGCTACCCCGTCCGAGTCAATAACATTAGTATCATTTTCTAAAACAATTGCATCGGTCACACTACTAACATTCAAGATATTTGCTTGTATAGCAGGCACAACCGCCACCGCACTTGAAGAGTGGCTTTGCTTAATTCTTAATCTTAAATTAATATCTGTTTCTTGGTCTATCCCTCTTTCAAGTTCCGCCGATGGATTGTTGACACTTACAACCCCAGCTGTAATAGTGACAATGTTTGTAATGGTATTAGGGGTTGTTGCAACCGCTCCGATTGCTTTACTTCTAAAAATTAGATTATGTGTCCCCGTTGTTAAACTTACACTATTAGCTAAGATAAATTGATTGCTATTATTATCTTGTATTGTAAAACCAGTGCCGTCAGGATTGTTTATATTACTATCTAAACCTTGTAATGTGACGGAGGCATTTACAACAACACTTACTTCTTGCAAGGTATAAGTTCCGCCCTTCCTTTGAATACCTACAATATTTGCAATGTTATCAAGATAAATCCCAACGGCTTGGTCTAAGTCAAAAGTTGCTAAAACCCCTTCTGCAATTTGTTGACTCTCTGTTTTAGCTAAAGCCATTAAATTAACAAGTTGCCCGTCCGCCGATGAGCTTGATACATCTATATCATCGCCGTAAATTGATTTAAGTTGTGTTGTAATTGTTGTTGTGTTAGTTGTTAAATCACTTGCTACAAAACCATTTTTATCTAAAGTCATATATTACAAATTAATATTCAATAAAACCGATTGTGAAAAACGAGTTTGCACTTCAAACTCAATAGAAAAACTTCTATCACTATTTAAAGTTGATTGATAAGATGTTATTTGCAAGACATCATCTGTATTTAATATAATTGCTTTAATTTGCATATCAAACAAATCTTGATTTTTTGAATAATTGACAAAATCAACCCCAGCATTTATATCAAACCAGCAATCACCATTCCATTCTTTTAATCTACATAATAATCTTTGTTGCACCGAGTCGTTTAAATCTTTGTAAGCACTTAAGCCAGTTCCAAAAACCCAGTCGCCTGTGCCATCTATACTTCTTACTCTCATATTATTTTAACAATAAATTTAATTGTGTTGTTATAGTAGTTAAAGTTGCAATGGTTGCTGGGTCAATAGGTAAATCATAGCTTCCCGTGTTTGGATTTAAGCATTTAATACCTTTAATTGCATTTACTAAATCTTGAAGTATTACTTTTAAAGTATTACTTGAATTACTAATATCAACCTTGCCAGCATTGTCAATCATCACTTTAGCATTCTTATATTGCAAACCAAAGGCATTATCAATATAATTTTGCAGAGCATTTGTTTGACTATAAAGCCCCACAAGGGCAATACCATCACTTATATCGTGCATTCTTATTGTATTTGGCACATTTACCCCTCCATTTACAAACCAATTATCAATATCTCTGTCGTTAAAAGCAACTAAACAAGCATCGCCAGCTTTAATCGGTGAGTTTAAAAAACCACCGCCACCGCCTACAATAACAACAGGGCAATCAGTCAATAAAGGTAAATCATATAATTTTACATTCTCTTCTAAAGAGCCGTCTTGTTTTTCCATCATTCCTTTTGCTTTACCTTTGTCTACTAATTTTACGCTAGCCGTTAAAGTGCTTGTGTCAAAACTTTGTATAATGCCAACTCTGTGGCAATAAAAATCTGCTAATAATCTAAAGCTAAAAGTTTGTAATAAAGTTTGTAAATTTGGACTTGAGGTTTGTATTTGCATATTATTTTTTAATCAATGGATTTAATTCAAAAGCACCGATAAAACATTCTAAAGTTGTTGTAAGATTACCACCTTTTGTTTGTGATATAACGCCCTGATGTGATATGCCAGTTACCTTGTATTGTCCGTTCACCCAGTTTGCAACAACAGACTCAATTTCTACAATGTTTGATACATCTATTCTTGGTTCAAAAACCATTTCTAAAGTTAAACTTGCCCCAGACCGCATCGGAGTTCCTAATAAACCAGTTTCGCTTGTAATTTTAGGCACATATCCAACCCTGCCTTCATTTATTTTTTCTATATTAATTTTGTTTTTGTCAATAAATACATTTCTTTCACTTGAAAAATATTTTTGTAAAAAAGCATAGCCACTTCCATTAAATGATATGCCTCTTTTGTAAGAGCCTGTTAATTCACTATTATTTTCATTTAAACTAACTCCGTCTTTTGACATTTCTTTTACAACATTCTCTATTGCATTTTGCAAACTAGTTCCCCCTTGTAAGCTAATATTTATCAAGCTATTAGATACTGCATAGCCTCCGTCCATTGCATAAAGCTCGGTAATAATCTCTGTGCCTTGCTTATATGTTTTACCTTCCCATAAATCGCCCACAAACACAATACTATAAAAGCCTTGATTATTTAAACCACTATAGCCAGCTTCAAACACAACCTTCCGCCTTCTATCATTTGACTGCGAGCCTTGATAATCAATAAAAGTATATCTATCTTTTACTAATTGCTTAAAAGTGCTTGGGGCAAGATTTTCAATTTTAAAAGTTGCATGGTTGACACTACTTGAGTTATCTCTTCTTACTTCAAATTCAAGAGTATTGTCTTGTATTACAATAGCTTTGCTAGGGTCGCTTACAGATTGAATTGTAAGCCTGTATTGTCTATTAAATTTAAAAGTCATAGTTCGCTACTTTTTAATAAAGCTATTAAAACCCTGCCGTTTGTTAAATCACTTGAAATTAAACCATTTTGATTAGTCCAAGTCCATACTTCGGCAAAATCATTTACATCGGTTGCAACAACTCTAATGCCAAATGGTAAAATGTCTTGATAAGCACTTAAAATATTATCATTGAAACAAAGCCTTTTACCATTAATTACAACCTTGTCTTTGTAATTAAAATTGTAAATAAAACATTGTTGCAATGGTCTGTATTGAGTTTCAAAAACAAAACTCTCCCCGTCTTCTGTTATAATTGTTTGC